ATTCCATTTTTCTTCTTACTACATCTTCAACATAAATTTTACCATTAGCTTCTGCACAACTAACAATAACTGTGTAATCACTTCTATCTTCAGTTGTTACTGCTACATCTAATGTCCCGAAATGTCTCATGTCTCTAGGGTTTAAGTTTGCTCCACCACCTATGTAATTACCATCAGGCATTTCATCAAAGTAAGTAAACCATTCTTGTTTGAATAAACCTTGACCTGCTTCAATAAACTCTGCCATGTATTCTTGAGCAAAAACAATAGAACCTACTTCATCTTTTGCTGCTTCAACTTCTTCTGGGTCAATAGAAGGATTATCTAATGTGGAAAAATGAAACCTGTCCCAATCATCTCTTCCTTCTGCTTGTTGCCATAAATCATAAAACCAATTACCAATACCAAGAGGTGTACTAATAAATAATGCTCCACCTTTTCTTTCAGTTAATGTAGGTCTAAGAACTTCTTGCCAAACTTCAGGTTTTACGAAAGCTGCCTCATCAATAACGATAAAGTCTAAACCTTCACCTCTTAGTCTTTGCGGGTTATCAGCAGACTTGCAAGCAATGAATCCACCGTTTGGGAATTGAACTTCCATGTTTGCGATAGAGATTTTCGGTTCAATTTCTTTTGGAAAGGATAACGCTGCACTTTCTAACGCCCTCCAGCCAACACGAGCAATAGCAAAAGTAGGAGCAACCCACCAAGCTCTACCACCGGCCAAGGCAGTTTCGATGCATAATTGTACGCCGAGTCTAGTCTTACCAAACCTACGACCAGCACAAAGAATTTTCCACCTTGCTTCACTATCTGCAACATTTTGTTGCGCAGTATGTAATCCTGGAAGTTTTGGTACATATTTAGCCATTCTCTAACTTAGACTTATTTTTTCGAAGAAGTTCAATACTTTTTTCTAATTGCATAATTTGTTGTCTCCAAACCATGTGCTGTTGTTCTTCTTGAAGTCTAGAAGGTTCTACTAAAGATAAACTAAAGTGTTGTCCCTCCATTTGTTTTAATTGATTTGTGATAATTGTAATTTTATCTTCTTCTGAAATGTGTTCGTAATCCATACTCTCCTACCATCTGTATTTTGTCTTTTTTGCCTTTTCAACCTGAGCAAAACTTTTTTTACTTAATGTTGAAGGGTCTTGTGTAAATTCTACATCCATAGGGGTCTCAAATGCGACATTTGTTGAAATTTGTCTTTTGCATATAAAAATACATTTAGGACACATAATATCTGGGTCTTCAGTAATCTTATGTTCTATTTCGTAAACGTGTTCACAAAGTAAACACTTATAATCATATCTAGGCATATCTCCCCAAGTAAGCTCTTACAAACTTAGTGTACTCTCTTTTTTGTCCAGATATAGTTTTGCCATCAAAAATATCGTGATGAAATTTACAAAAGATAGCAACATTACCTTCATCGTTCGAAATATTTCGATTCATGCCTCCCATTCCAATTCCAGTAATGTGTGCCATCTCCAGCCATTGTGTAGTATCGCACTCGGGCCACTCACATCTATAGTTTGCTCGTTTTAATGCTTTTTCTCTAAGAGCTGATTTATTTATTTTTCCAGTACCTTCACGCTTTTTTTGACCCATACCGGATATACCAGAGTTTTTACTTCTTCTTTTTTTAAATTCTGCCCAAGTTTCATTTTCAGCATCCCAAGTTGTCATATCTTATACCAAGTGTATTTTAAGGTAAGCTCTTCACCTGATTGAATATCTTTCAAAGTTTCAAGATATACTTCTTCTTTTTTTAATATTGTTCTACAGTTAGGTTCATCTGAATGATTTACAAATCCTCCAAGTGGAGTTCTAATCCAACCATTCTCAAACCTCTCTGAAGCTACGTGAGATATTCCAAGATTAGTTCCTGCTGAAATAAATTCTTTTGCAAATAAACCTAATCCTTCTATTTCTGATTGTTTAATAGTTAAACTATTAGGTAATGGTCTGTACTGTTTCATAAAAATATATTAACAGAATTTAAAATTAGATACAGCTCTTCCTAAGAAGAGCCGATGATGGGAGGAGGTCGGTGTGGATGCCGACAATTTAACTTTAGCTCTTGGTACTTGAGAAAGTGGTATTTGAGGGTGCTTTGATTAAAAATCTTTGACTATACCAATACATCAATGCAATTCGAATTGTGTCTGGGTCATCTTGCTTTGGTATATAAAATTCTTCAACTAACTGATTAGTTTTATAATATTCAACTAAGAAGTGCTCTTCGGTATCCCCTACTATTTTAAATCTGTTTTTGCTTGGAAAAATATAGTCTTTAATCATCGTAATTGTAACTATATCATAGGGGAGTGGTATTTAAAAAGAGAGTCCGCCTCACAGGACGGACTTATCTCTTTCAGTACATACATAAACAACAAAGGAGGCTATCTATGTAAAATAATTATTACACAAGTCTGTTTTTATACAAAAATCCAATCAGGTTTTTCTTGTGCTGGTTTATCTTTGTAAAGAATTTGGAATATATTTGCAACTGCCATAGTATCTGCAACTGCGTCGTGCTCTAAATAATCTCCAAAACCAAATTCGTGATGTAAATGACTTAATGTATGACCTGAACATTCACTTTTACAAGTATCAAAACATTTTGTTGGGGAATTAAAGTATTCTTTAGACATATCTTTAGTGCATAACCACTCATTAGTAAACATTGGTTTGTTGTAATAATCTAAAGTATCCTCCATAACCTTTTTATCAAACTTAGCATTATGAGCTACAAATGTCTTTTTTCCTACTAAGCCTACTAATATTGGAAACAATTTATCAAAAGTTGGTGCATTTTCGCTATATTCTTTTTTAGGAGAAGCAAAAGACCATTCTAAATTAAAGTAAGCACTTGGGGGTTTGATGTAAGAGTGCGCAGATTTGAACTCTGAACCCTCATACCATACTAATCCTATCTGTACTGCGTCTTGTTTTGGTACATTTTTGTCGAAATAGTATCTTCCTGCTAAATCTCTACCTGTTGTTTCAAAGTCTATAAAGATAAAATCACTTAGATTTTGCATTTTTACGCCTTTCTCTACGAATAGCTCTGCGTTCTCTCTCTGATTTACCTCCCCAAATACCAAATCTTTCTTTGCGTTCGACCGCATATTCTAAACATTCGGATTGGACTTTGCATTCGCCACAAATCTTTTTAGCAATAACTGTAGAACTTCCTCGCTCTGGAAAGAAATCATCTTGATTAACTCCCTTACAGTTAGCATATTTATAAAAACTAGGTACTGCTAGTAAATCAGCTAGTTCTGTATGTAAATCCATATATAGATACTGTACTCGAACATTTGTTCGAAAAAAGGATTACAAAAAGGCTTATTAATATCGTGGCGAACACGAAAATTAGGAAATTAGATGTAGGTTTGGGATGGGCAAGAAAAAACCAGAAGATATGTGCGTGACACTAAGCGCAAAAGCGCTTTTTATTCTCCGTAATTAATTTCGAATTGGATTGGCTCGTCTGAATCTCCAGCCGCAATTTCGAGTTGGCTCCTTTTACCCCATTTCCTAGGAAAACTTCTCTCCAAGAACCACGCACTAGCCTGCCATACGCCATTGTCGGCAGCCTTCCTTATATTCCTTATGTGTGCGCCTTCTGCCTCGGCTCTTGCTTTTTTTACTGCCTCCGAAAACTCCAAAAACGGCAAAATAACCTCACCTTCTTGGGCTTCGTCCAAAGGGGCAATAAGGGAATTGTCATCAGCTGGTGCGGGAAGCCCTTTGCCACTCTCTAGTTGCTTGCCTTCCTCATCCCCTTTTTTCATCCATTCATAATAAGTAGAGGGGGAAATACCAGCCATAATCGCGGCATCCTCTTGGTAGTAACCAAGTTTTAGCCAATTACATATGTTTTCCTGCACTTCGGGTGTCAGTTTGGTAGGTCTTGCCATACGTTTGATTTTACCAGCCCCTAGGACGAAACTAAGGATTTTCAAGTATCGAAAAACCAGAAAATTTTACGCATAGCGCTTGGCCTCGCCTATAACAATTTGTTTAATACAATTACCACCCCTGGGGTATTACATTATTACATGGGTAAGAATGGTATTTAACAAGTTAAATAACCAGCACGCTATTTGTGTTGGTTTTCATTATAAAATACAATAAATATATAAGGAGATAAATTAAATGGCTACATTTAAGAAAATGATATCCCCTTCATCTATGAAATATTTACCTATTTCAAAAGATGTTAGAGATGTCATCTTTAATCACAAATTTAATACTTATGTAAGTAAAGATAGTGAATTTAACAAATACATGTTATTTGTTGGAAATGCTGTCCATTACTTTATTGAGTATTATATAAATAAGAAATTAACTAAAGATAATGCTTATGTCAATGCAATCTTAATGGCTAAGAAAAAATCAATTCTAAAAGTTGATGTTACTCAAGAAGTCATTGATGTTATTGATATTGCTATAGCTAAGGCTTTAGAGTTTCTAAATAACAAAACCTATGATATTGAAGTCAATGTATATGCTGAAACTGGCTCTAGTCTTTATGATGCTAGTATCGGTGGTACTGCTGATATTGTTATCTACAATGATGATGATACTGTAACTATTGCTGACTTCAAGAATTATAGAAATCCTAACTCAAGCAATCTTTATAAGCACTATATACAATGTCTAGCTTATGCTAACTTGATATCTAAAACTGAAGGTGTCAAGATTAAAGATATTCAAATAGTATATAACTTACAAGATGAAGTAGTAACTCTACCTTATCAAGAGATTGACTTAGATAGTATATAGACTCTATAGGCAACTGTAGAGTTTATTATATTATTTAAATTTTCACCCAGAACCAGGCCTGATTGGTCGATATATAGTTTTATGTAATCAAAAATATAAAGAAAGGACGGATATGACCGTACAACAAGTACGCTGTGAAAGACACAACAAGTCTTTCATGGTAATGCAAACAACAACAAAAGCTATGAACATATGTCACATATGTAACATAGAGAAACTAAGAAAGGAGACAGTATGACACCAACAGACCCATTTTGGGTATTGTTCAGTTATGCACTGCTATTTGGTATTTACATTACCTTTGCAGTTGTAGGTGCTTGGCATGTATCTGGTTGGATGTATGACAAGTGGTATTACTACAAAAGCTTACGCATACATAAACGATTTATCTGTGTAAATCGTCCTTGTGTGTTTGGCTGTAAGTAGGCATGTAGAGCCCAT